CGACAACATAATACCTGAGACCCATGTCCCTTGCTTGTTTCCAACACTTCCTCAGCGCGCTGGTATGCGCTGGTGTCCCGGAGATTCAACTGGATGAAGGTGAGCACGTCTCCCTTCAGTCCGCTCTCCGGCGACACAAATGTCCTTGCGGGCACCCCCCAGGCCAGGCCGCCCCCACCGTGGCGACTGGCGTGGTGACTAGGTCCACCCGCGCAAAGCCAGAACATGTCCAGTTCTGGTATTCACTTCCCCTTCCTGTCCTCAATGCGTTGCGCAATTGGGATAGGCAGCACACGGCGCAAGCGCCGGAGCTGTTGGAGATTGAATGGTTGGAGGCTACCCAGAAAGCCTCCGAGCAGGTTCGCGCAATCCTGCTCTTTCTGTCCGACATGGGCCTTACCGAGAAGGTTCCCATGGACGTCCAGCGTGTACTACTCCAGAAACTCCACGTTCTCAACCTCGTCGACCTTGGCGAGGACTATTTGAAGTGGAAGTTCGCACACATCGCGTGCGTGGGCCTAGCCCAAAAGGAGTTCCCTGCCCGACCCACCTGGGTCTGGCCGGAGGATAGGGCCGAGCACTTGCTCGGTGGTGTGGTCTACCGCTTTGTGCGGAGAACCCTCCATTACGCGAACGCGCAACCCTGTGTGGAGAGCAGAACCGAGGAGCAGAAGCGTGCCATTGACGCTGCTGTCTCCTTTGGTTGGAACATCTCCCAGCTGAAGAAAGGGATGCCCCTCGTGAGTGACGCGAAGGTCGAAGCCTCTGTGGCTAAGACCATCCGTTCCCTATCACGGATCCAGGGCACACCCGCACCACCCATCGTTGACTGGTGTCACGATGACGTGGTTGAAGACGACGTGGATTGGGACGCAGAACCGGGCCATCGGGCCCCTCTGAATCTCGATATCCGCGTGCTCATCGGTCAAGTCGTCAGGACTTCCAAGGAGCTCTTCCATAAAGGCTGGTACCAACCATCTGGTACTTTCACACCCAGCATCTCCGGCCACTTCTTTTCGAAGCGGCAGAAGACTGGGGCCCTCGGTGCTATAGTTCGCAACCGCGACAACATCGAGAGGCTCTGTACATTCGGGCAGTTACCCGGAACGTTCAGTCTGAAGCGCAAGGCGCTCAGTCAGTTCGACCATCTTGAGGTCGATACCTGCACAGGCATGGCGCGCTTCTGCGCCTGCTGTGGCTGGCATCCCTCTGACACCAACATCATCATCAACCCCCAGATCCCCGACGACCTCATTCTCGAGACGTTGGACCTGGACGGTCGACAAGCACACGCTGCCATTATGGCCGTGCGCCCGGTTGGCCTGAAGGAGCCCTTCAAAGTCCGCGTCATCACAGGCGGGCCTGAGGGCAAGTACTATCGCACGAAGTACATCCAGAAGGCCACACACTCTCACCTCCGCCGGCACCCATGTGCCAGTCTCATCGGGGAAATCATTACAGCCGAGAGGCTGAATTCTTTCCTCAAGCACCCTCGTGCGAATGAGTTCTACGTGAGTGGAGATTACTCCGCTGCCACTGACAACCTGAACCCGCTCCTCTCTGAGGCAGCGGCGTCCACCATCAGTGCACAAGCAGGCTGGCACAGCGACTGGTCGGGCCTCTACCAAGAGTCCTTGACCGGTCACAACATCTACACAGGTGGGCGAAAGCCTCCCTCGAAGAAGTTGTCAGACCTGCAGGAGGAATGTGTGAAACAGAGGTGGGGCCAGCTCATGGGCTCTCCAACCTCTTTTCCGGTTCTCTGTGTCGTCAATCTCGCACTTTCACGCTTCGCGCTGGAGATGCGGGCAGGCCATACGATTCCGCTCATCGAGAGTGGAATCCTCATCAATGGCGACGACATCGGATTTGTCACCGATCAGGAGGGATATGACATGTGGAAGCGAGTAACCAGTGCTGGTGGTCTCGAGCCGTCGTTAGGTAAGAACTTTTGCTCACGCGAGTTCATTGTCCTCAATTCGACGTTCTTCGATATCACCGGCGAAGGCGAACACCGCACCCTTGTCTATCGACCGTACATCAACTATGGCTTGCTCAACTGCCGTAATGAGAACGGGACTCCCATACAAGACCTGAGGGTCACCCTCTCTTCCTCGGATGACCCACGGTCTCCGGGAATAGGTGCCCTGGCCCGCGACTTGATTCGCGGCCACACCGAGGAGGTACAGATGAAATTGCTCAAGAGGTTCGTTGAGGCATGGAAGCCTACTCTGCGAACCGCCCTCCCTCATGGGATGTCATACTGGATGCCTCGGCATCTGGGTGGCTTGGGACTGCCGATTGTCGGCCAGTTCACCTCGAAGGATGGGAAGGAGCGCTACTCTCGCTGTCAACGGGTCCTTGCTGCATACCTTGCACAGGACTCCGAGCGACAAGGAGAGCTCCTCATGGGCGACACGTTGGGCCACTCGGATTCATTTTCCCTGTGGAAGAAGGTCGCACCTGGTGTGAAGAAGATCATGAGCAAGATCAACTTCACCTGGACGAAGGACATTCAAGAGGCACGCCCGTCCGGGGTCGCTGCCTCCCTGCTAGCTGAGGCCTATGCAGGGCTTCGACGTGAGGACATCGAAGTGGAGGAGGAAGAGGAGGGTGAGGACCGCTACGCGTACTGGAAGAACGAATACTACCATCTGTTCGACCACGCGCGCCGCACCACCTTTCAACCGTTGACTGACGATCAAATCGCAGCCGACCTACCCTGGAGAAAGAGGTACGATGACTTCACTGTCACGGACTTCAGTCCCCGGGTCGACCTCCGCCGAGCCTACAGTAGCTCGGAAGTGGATTGGCAGAGGCCCACCGTTACACATGTCACAGAGACAGTGTCGGTCGTGGCCTAGGATGAGGAAGTGCCTCAAAGCACAGTTACACTGCGAAGGAGTGTGTGAGGGATGGAGCGTACGCATCTGCAAATATTCCCGACGAGGGCATGGCTCTCCTGGAGACCATGCTAGACCTGGAATTCCGAACTGTTGCACAAACGTGCCTCAGTCGTAGCAGCCGAAACTCATGATTCCCGCGTGTCGGCCGGAGTGGACAACCACCTGGAGCTTGCTCACAGGAAAAGGACCACCGCGGTATACCCTATTGCTTAAGTGCGATTAGGAATCACACCTCAACAATGTAACACCCATCACCACGGATGAGTGGGGCAAGCAAAAGCCCCCCCTGATGGCCACCAGCGGCCTAAACACAGGAAAGCGACAATACGGGAGGCCCCACACCCAAGCGGTGTGTCTCTCCGGTCGTATGCAATGTCTGCTGCGCGCGCGCAGGCAGGGATCAACTAAGAGTTCGTCAGATTTCGATCTCCCAGTCCCGGTACTCCAATGTATCCGGTAGCTGAAGTTTCCCCGTGGCGGTCTGGTATCCAC